TATTTCAAAGTGTGGTAGATCGTAGAACTTACCATCGTAAGCTGCTACAAGTTCTTCTGATGTCCCTTCCCATTCACGCAGGTCTTTTACTCTCCAGTTACCTCCCCAGCGCAAGGCTATATCTTCATCCTTACACGCTTGGATAACTGCATCAGCTACGGGATAAAAGTCTTCCCATTCCCACGACACAGGGTAAGGTACTAAGTCTATAGCATCCCCTGTTAGGTGTCGTGACTTCATCGTTTGTGACTTACCAGATTTGAACAACTCACGTTGACGAACCTCAGATCGAATACCTTCGATGATCGTGAAGTCTCTGGGGGTGATTTCAATGGCACATTCCATTACTTTTCTCATGTCAGGGTTTACACCTGAGAGTCTCTGTATGCTACGTGTTCCTAGTTTGTATGACATGATTTCCCCTAGTATTTAATGCAGTAAAGCATTGCAATGCTGCGTGGTCTGTTTTCACTTGCCGTGGGTACTTGAGTTGAAGCATCAAATGTATATAGCCCAGCGGTAGACTGACCGCCATCTGCGCCTCCACCTTGCCCCCCCAAAACAGTAAATACACCTGTTGCAGACTGTGGTTTAGAGGCTGTAAGAGTACCAGTAATATTGCGGATAGCATCTGACTGGGCAGAGCCAAAAACACGACCAGTGTCAACCCCACGACTGGCGTCCCAACCGCGAACAAATTCCCCCCGAAGGTCAGGCATCTTGAATGTTGTAGAGCCATCCCCAGCGCCGTAAATTGTACCTACTACAGAGAACAAGTTACTATAAGTTGTACGAGAAATAAGAGCGCCATCGCAAGATAACCAACCAGTAGGAGCAGTATTCATAGCAAAAGTATTAACCGCCCCTATTGGAACAGCATTATATGGTTCGTATCTTGAAGAACTCTGGTTGATATCGGCCACATTAATCCAAGCAGTGTTTGCAGCGTTCCTAATATTTAAAGTGTTGGTATATGTGTCATACCACCACATGTTTGGGTATGTTGTAGAAGGTGGGCTAGATGCAGTAGGGCTGGCGGTTGCATCACTGCTGTTTGTTGCAACGGCCTGTATTGCCTGCTCAATGTCCAATCTCGCAGGGTTTGCGGCTTGATTGTCAATAACTAGGGTGTTCTGTACCATTTATTAATACTCCACTGTCGCACTAAGTGCGGTTATGTTAGGCGATACGTTCGCGCCAGAATTTGAAAGGGTGGCCCTGAACTCTACATATCTTCCGACTAATTCACCAGCAGCTTCGACCCAACTTTCGCTGGTCAGTCCAGCCACAGTTGTTGCCGCCCTCGCTTCAATCAATACAGCAAAATCTGCAAAGTCAGTAGCTTCGTCGGTCCAATCGTCAAAATCACCGGGCCATGTGTCCCAGTTCCCCGGTATATCATCCCAGTCAACTTCGCCGCTGACAGCGTTTGCGTGCTTGCGAGAAACAGTTATGCCAGATGATATCCTAATCGTTCGAGCTGTTCCGACATCAAAGTAGCCAGTGCCATTATGGTCAAACTCATAAGCGCCAGATGCGCCAGCCGATGAATAACTTGTCATAAACAAGCTGCCGCTTGAGACCGTTAGGTTGGTTTTGCCGCCAGAGAAACTTGGACTTTCTGTGTGCGTAGTAGTTGTTCCTAGAGTCGGAAGCTCAGTCGAAAGAATAATAGTAGATGCCGCCGCGGTGCTTTCGTTGCCCGTCTTATCAACGGAAGAAACAAAAAACTTTCCAGAAAGTGCCGGATATGAAATTGAAGTAGCTGGTCGAGCGATCTTCTGTATTCTTGGCAGAACCGATGAGTCGCCAAAAGACGCAGATGAAGTCGCCGAAAAGTACAACTTATAATGCGATAAGTCTAAGTCACCAACAGCAGGCCAGTTAAAGAATATTGTACCCCCCGATAGTAAATGAGATAGCGAACTAGGCTCAGATGGGGGTACAGTATCAGCTGTCAAGTTGTATGTTGTAATTATGGTTGTGCCTTTAAACCCAAGTGCGTTAACTGGGGTTACCGCAACAGTGTAGTTTATAGCGTCTTGGTTGATCTGAGGTGCGTCTACTCCAACGATCTCAAACCTACCAGCTTGGTTACCTTCGTTAACAAGGATCGTCTGACCAACAGATTTAAAGTTGGTGTCAGATGTCTTCTTATATTTGAGGATTACAGAGTCTACCCTGTTGATAGCGTCACTGGTTACTTGTACGACAAGTACGTTAACTACGTTCTCATTAACTTCACGGTATTCTTGACTGACTGTTAAACCAATGTTTGGTACTTCATAATACTTTAACAATGTTGTGTTGTTAGATACTATGGTCTTTTCGTCTGCTAAGGTAAACCCAAAGGCAGCTTGGCTGCTTTCACGAAGTTTTAGATTAACCCTTAGGTCTTGACCGTCAGCATCAGGCTGCAACTTCCAACCAACTACCTCAAAGGTCTTTTCACTACCAGAATCCCAACCATAACGCTCATTGCGTATCTTGATAAAGTCACCAACCTCAACGTCAAAGGCGTTCATACCAAAGTCTGCGCTAAGAGCAAGTTGCTCCCTGCCACGGAATAGCATCTGTTTAGCTATCCTCTGTGCAGCAAAAGAGTTTGTTGTATAAGGGAGGGATAAGTCTAGCGCAGTCTCTACGCCATTATCTTCCGCCAAAAAGGTTGCAGAACTAATTTGTGGGTAGTCTGCGCTAATGAAGTCTTGGCTTGCGTCAATGAAAGTTCCACGTATAGCATTGAAGTTATCCCGCATAGAAACTTTAGTGTCTAGGCTAATGCCGCTACGGAAGTCATCAAGAGTAAGTGTCTTAGTTGGAGTAATAAAGTCCCCAGCGAAAAGACGCCACTCACCAGCACCCCAGAAGAGTGTACCACCGCAAGAGGTCATCATATTCTGTAGTACGCTTCCTATGCTCTCTGTGGAAGAGATAACGCCATTCATTGTGTATTGAGGTGATCCATCAGACAAGATAGTTGTGTCGTCACATATAGCAGCCGCAGCCTCAAACGTAGCGTAGCTTATAGCAGCATCAGACAATCCGTAGTTGGAAGAAAGGAAGTCTTTAATACACCAAGCAGCATTGTTGCTGTACGCAGGAGTTTGATCTACGCCGCTTATTGTCTTAGTTACCTTCTTACCCTTAACAACAGCGGTTATGGTAGGTAAGCCATCTACATACGCATCTTGGTCATATTCAAAGCGACAATAAATATATGCCAAGCCCTTACCTATGAAATCAACACCGACACTGGTTTCAAGTTGCAGTGTGTTAGCTAGAGTAGAAGTTGAATTTGAGAAGGGGCTGTTGGCATCTGTTTGACTACCATCATGCTTGTACACTTTAGCAAACCCACTAAAGGGTGCGCTATTGACATCCTCATTGGACATACTAACGATCTCATCGTTAAAATATATGTCGCCAATCTCTTCCACTTCGTGGTTAGCAAGGACAATGATCTGATGGAGTATTTTGTTCTCAGAACCTGTCGATTCAATGAAGGTGATTGTACCACCCTTACGAACTTGTCCGTATATAAATTCAGATGGAGCTAGGGCGTTCTTACCATTACTTAGAAGTTGACCTGAGTTACCTGAGGCACCAGAACCAAAATCTGGCTTGGGGGATAATGCACCAAGTATTGCAGAAGTAACCATAGAAATTGCAATGCTGCTGAGGGCGTAGACACCGTAGTAAACAACAACGCTTGCAAGACTACCAAGAGCAAACCCAGCAGCGGCTTGAGTTGCTAGATAAATTGAGATAGGGTCTCTTGGCGCTCTTTCCCAGTGGTTGTTGTGTCGCAGTACGTTAAACGGTACGTTAGGAGTATTATTCATTTAAGAACCCAAGCACTTTCTACATCTTCGATGTTTAATCTCATTAGACCTTCTTTAGATAAGAAGATACACCTAGACCCGATGGAAATACCAAGGGCGGCACCAGTAACCCAACGCTGGTTCTTCCTTGTCGTTACAAGACTTCCAAACACTGGTTGTTCAACTCTACACAGCTTGCTAGAAAGCCCACTAAACAACGTGGAGTGCTTAAACTCCCTGCGTAGTCCTGTGGCTCCCATAGGAGACGTACCATTCATGTAACGCCCCATCCAGTCGTCTGCATAGCCAATACCGTACATAGCTCTAAAAGCCCCATTAGTAAACGTGAAGCAGTCGTGAGTACCCCACTCAAATGGGATACCCTCAAAGTTTGATAAGTAAATGTTTAGGCGCTCTTTCGACCCCATGCTATCTGTTGATCCTGTATTGTCTGTACATAAGAGAAGAATGTATCTCCACTGTATCGGGATTGGTGGTTCTCATTGGTGTATCTCCAATTACTGGACCGCTCTAGTTCAACCAAGCTACTTTCTACATCAAGTGAGATAGTGCTAGATTCAGCATCGTCTTGGATAGACATCTTATTCATCTTACCAGAGAAGACTTGAACAACGTCAGCTACACCTTGCTCACCAAAGTATAGACGACAAGCCCTACGTTGATAAGGCTCTTGCAGTGCAATGGACAACACACTAGCGTTTAAACCAGTTAAACTCAGGCTTAGTGATTTAGCTGATAGGTCTCCAACTTCGTCTAGCCCACCAATGGAAAGTAAGCTACCCGTACCAGTGAAGACTTGATCCGCACCCTGCACGTTAATTGTCTTAGTTGAGATGCCTGTCCACAACCTAAGTGGTGCAGTGTCAAACATAAGCTCAATAGCAAAGTAAGGTTGTATAGAGTTAGCCTGTAAAGCAGATAAAAGGCTTGCTGGAATAGCCCTACTCATTGCACTACCTCCACAGCACCAAAGCTGATCCCGAAGAAACTGGCATTGTTAACTGACCAAGAAGTTTCATTAGCAGCAAGTCTGAATACCCCAGAAGCACTTGCAAGTACGGCTGATACAGCAGTGCGATCCTTTCGGAGCTTAGGCCATATCTCTAGTGTTCCATCACCACTCTGGTCAGCTAAAACTTTATGCAGTGTCGCATCAGATGTAGCCCCCAGCTGAATATAGTCTCCAGCTTTAAGTGTTCCAGTCATCGTAACTGTAAGGCTGTCATCTCCAGATGAACCTGTAACCGTAGCAGAGGCAGTAGTACCCCTAGCAGTCTTAGCAGATGGGTCGTATAATAGGAACGTACCAGCACGACCCTTTAGCGACATAAGGAAAGCTACCCAAGATTCAGCATCATCCCGGTTCATAGGAGGTAAGGTTACATCCGCCTCCCACATCTGACCATCGTAGGAATGTGTCTGTTGTTTGTATGTGAACGGGGACATAGATACAGCAACAGCGTTCCTAGTTCGTAGTTCTATACTAGCAATACCAATGTTAGTTGGCATAGTCAGAGGATAAGATATAGCCATTATGCAAATGCCCTTCCATAGCTACCACCACGCCGTTTAGCGTCCAGTACAGCACCTTTAGCACTGTCTGCGATCTGTGGCATCATTTGTCGGATTTCAGCCCGTACAGTTTGTTGTACGCCTGTGGAGATGTTGATGTTTTGTACGACAGTTACTCCACCACCGCCCATCTGACTGTTAGGTGTGATAGTACCACTTACGTTTGGTGTGAACATCTCTGGACCACGTTCGCCAACTACATAACGGGAACCAGCCTGTACTGGACCACCATTAGCAGACGCACCAGCAACAGAAGCTGTAGCACCAACATTGGGGGCGAACTTAGCGTCTATAGCCCCTGTAATCATCCCTGTGATCTTCTTAACGACATATATGCGGTATAGCTCTTTTATGATCTCAGATGCCATAGACTTAAAGGCTTCCGAAACAGACTTAGTACCGTCTACCATAGACATCATGGCACTTTCCATAGAGCTTCCAATAGACTTAGACAAATCAAGCACATCCTTAGCGGCCCCTTTAGCTGCTTCGTGGGCCTTCTTAGCTGCCGCTTTGTTTAGTCTCTGTGCTGCTGCTTGGTCTTTAATAGCTTTCGTAGCGGCCTTTTCAGCCTCAGCTTTGTCGTAGGCTGCAAGAGTGTGGGCTTGAGTGGCGGTTATTAGGTCGAAGGCTTGTTTCTCAGCTTCACTGCCAATCTTTAGTCCCTCTTTCCTCAAGTCATTTATCTTATCTTCACGCTCAAGGTTCAGCTTGATGACCAAAGCCCTGCGACCCTCAGCGTCACCTAGCCTGTTTGCTTCGTAGTTCTCTTGTACAAGAGCCGCGTATATTGCCGCCCTAGCCTTTAGTTGTTCTTTTAGGGTTTTTGCTAAATCCGCTGCACGGTCCTTATCGGTCTTTATGCTAGTTTCTGTGTCCATAGCTGATGATAACTTATCTAAGGATAATTTCAGGATAGCTATTTTTTCATCTATTTTCTTGTTGGCATATTCAGCAGCGGCTTTTGGATCAATATTACCAGTAGCAGCCATAATTTTCGCAGCAATTTCTTTGCTCTCTTCCAGCTTTCTTATGGCTTGTGTGATCTGGAACTCTTCTATACTTCTCATACCAGATAGCATGAAGGAATTAGCGTCAGTTAATTCCTGCGTCTTTGTTTTAGCAAGTTTAAGTGCTTCCCCGTAACTTAGTATTGTCTCTGTGGCACTCTTAGATGCACTATAAGCAGCCATGAAAGCACCAGCAAGACCAGTACCAATAGCCAAGATCATACCAGCAATAGCACCCGCTGGTCCGAAGATACCTAATAACTGAGAACCCTGCTGACCAAGGGCAACCATAACGCTAGTTCCACCTTGTACCTGAACCGCGAAATCCTGTACCTGATAACCAACTTGCTGCATACCCACAGCACCAAACCGTTTCATCTTACGGGTGTTTACGTCTGCCACCTGACCAAACTGGTTTATACCTATTCCAGCTTGGGCTGCGTTTGCTTGTATCTGCTTAAAGGTTTGAGCGTATTGTTTGTTGTTTATGGCACCTGTAGCAAGTGCTTTCTGTGCAATGATAACCTGATCTGAAAAAGCCTTTGTAGCCCTTGCTACGGGGTCAATAGCCATTTGCAACTTCTTAAAGTCTGCCTTGGCAGAAGAAGCTGTCATCTCAACCTTCTTCTCAGTCTTATTTAAGTATTCATTGAGAACCTTGAGGTCCGTAAAGTCAATACTAAACTCTGCTGTCTTAGCCATTCATGGACCTCATAAATATTGTGTCAAGGGCCTTGACGACCTCAACTTCTCTTGCATCTAGTGGAGTGTGGGTAGTGTTAATCCACGCCTGTATTTCTTGGTATGATATAGCATCCGGGCCGTTAAACCCCATAGACCTAGTTACACTTAGGTTAAGAAAAGCAGACCAAACATAAGATAAGAGATAAGGAAACTTTGGCCCCTCTAAATCTTTTGGTCTAAGTCCAGTTTGCTTTTCTACTTGCTCTAAGTGTTGTCTTCTTGAGGTTTTACCATCGTCTGACTTGTTTAAATAGAACTCATGTTCTGCATAGTCAATCAGGTTCTGGACTAGCCCATCATAAAACCCATTGAGTTAGAGACACCATCATCAAGTTGGTTCTTAATCCAGAAGACTTCGGTGTACAACTCCTTGGCTGCATCAACAGTTAGCTTTGGCTTCTGTCCACCAAAGGTTAAGTCCCAAGCCTTAGTTGCTTTAGCCAAAACCTCTAGGGTGTTTTCCTCCAACTCCTCTGAGGTTATCTCAACCCTTCCAGTAGTGCCAGCTGCCTTTAGGCGTCTGTTTGTCTGTTCGTGCATAACACTCTTGTACTCTTTTGAGTGAGTGGCATGTAGGGTAATTGTCATAGGAGTGCCATCGTCATTCTTTAGAGCTTCACCTGTGATGGGGTGTTTGATCTCTACTTCAATGGTATCACTCTTTGGGGTCAGGTCTTTAAGGTCCATATCGGGTTCCTCTTATGCCGGGTGGGAAAATGGGGAGCGTCAGACCCGACACCGACACTCCCCGCCTGTAGCTACAGGATTCTTACGTGCGTGTAATACGCAGGTTTGTTGCTTGTGTGTCGTCACGAAGGGCGACAAATGTTAGTGAGATAACACGACTTGTTGGTCCGTCTACACCCACATCAGCAGAGTTGATCTTGCACCGTGGGAAAAAGAACTCCATAGTGTTTGGTGTACCAGCGTTGTCGCCTACAGTGACCTTCAAGGAAGTCTCAGTCTCATCAATGAAACGGTTAAGAAGTGCTGCATCCTCAAAGTAAGCTGACAATGTACCTTCTACTACCGCATCACCAACCTCAAGGGAAGGTGCGCTGTCGTCACCAACTACGAAGGTAGGGGCAAAACCGTTAGTAATTGTGAAGTCCATTGCTGTAACGATTGCTGAAACCGTCCCGCCAATCTCTAGGTCACCTGAGTAAGCATCGAAGGGGCTTGCACCTGTTGCAGCATCTTGTGTTTTCTCTGTGACTGAGATCGTCATGTCCTTACCAACAACACCGAATGTACCAGTTACCATCGCATTAGGGGACAAGGATACAGACAAAGTATTTACTGAGCAACCTGTGAACAAACGTGATTGGTCTATGTCAGCTGCATAATCTTCAATAGAGAAATACTTTGGTGTTGTACCAACCTTGAGTACGTTTGTAGCCCAAGTATTAAGCATAGCAGATTCTAGCAAGTCATCGAAGTCTGTGTCACGAAGGTCAGCTACGATGTCGCCAGCTACTTGACGGTTACCATGACGGTCCACACGGGACATACGGTCAGCTTGAATGTCAGTACCAGCAACACGTTCTTTTGTCATGTTGAGGGAGTGAGATGTAAAAGGTAAGTTTTGGAAGTTACCAACTGGTGTCGTACCGAAAGTGCTTTCGACAATGTACGACAGACTGGAACGTGAACCCTGTGCAAAGGCCATATTATATTCTCCTAGAATTAGTTATATGCGTAACAAGCGATATTAACTGGTACGAAATACCAAGGGCTATTAAGGAACCCTTGCTGTCTTTCAGCGTAGTCAATACTAACTGTTATACTGTTTTGTGTGATTGAAGTTGTGGCCTCAAACGCCTCCATGACGTTCTTAGCTAGGGTGTCAGCTGCTGATGGCCCAGAGCCTTCTGGTGCGTAACAGTTAATTGCAAAAAGACTGTCGTATCTCTGTTGAGGATTTAAGCCCCTGACAGCAGGTTTACGTGTCACTGGCATATACATAACCTGTAAATAGGATGTACCAGTCGTTGGTGAGTAGGACACACTCTCATAAGCTACATCGGGAAGGTCTGTTACAGTAGACAGATGACCCTCAAGTATGGCCCTAATCTCTTTATTTATGTCAGCCATATTTTATCCTTAGTCTCTCAAACACCCTGTGGTTAACCTCAACACCCCAATTCTCTGAGCTTCCGTGTGGGGAACCATTTCTCAGTGACACTTTGGTTAGGGTCTCAAAGTCAAGTTGACTTAGATCAGATTCAAGAAGCTCTCTGCCCTCACTTGCCTTTTGAGCGGGGGGTTGATTACCCTGTTTCCTTCTTGATGATTTACCTCTTGGGCGACCAGCCCCAGTAGAAAATGAGAAGGCTGTAATGTAGGCACCCGTATCAACAAATGGGGTGGAGAAGTTTATGGCACTGTCTGCAATATCACTTGCTAAGTCTTTAGCTTGAAACTCTATGTGATCTCTTATCTTATCGAACTCAGATTTTAGTGCGCTTTTATTTACCTTAAACTCTGCCTTCATTCGGATACCTCACACAAGTAGCACACAGCTGTACCATCGTTGTACATCGTGCGTACTCTGTTTATACTTACAGTATTACCAAGCCCAGTAATTTGATCCCCATCATCGGGTACTGTCCCCAGACCAAGGTAAGGGATAACCACGTTACTTGAACCGCGTCTAATGTCATCTAGTAGAATACCCTCTTGGGCATTGTAAACATACCCAGTGAAAATAAAGTTCTCAGTGGTAGAAGAGGCAGAGCCAGTGGAAGGGTCGTAGGAACCCGCAGTGGACTTTACAAGCGTAAGTTCTGAGCCGTAACGCTCTACCAGTTTAAGTAAGTTGTACGCCCTCATATGACCCGTCCTTAATCGTAGTTATACTGTGTTGTGTCGATCTTAAATTGGTCTTTCGTAAACTCAGGTTTAACACGGTTAGTGTTAGCTCTAATGCCATCTACAGTGGAAACCTTAATGCCACCAGCCGCAATACCTAGTCCACCTAACTTCTGTCCCTGATACTCTAAGTTGTCTGCCAGTGAGTTGTAGTGAGCTTGTAGTTGGGATGCGCTTTCCTTTAACGCCCCACTGATTTCACTATCTACGCTACGTGAGTATTTAGCCGCAATGACACGACACACCCAAGCACCTGCACTGTAGACGTTATTATTAGCTTGGGCTAGACCGAAGGAAATCTCTTCATCTTGCACCTGTTGGTCGTTGGTGTCTGTGTCACCTATTAGTAACCGTGTAGCGTTAAGACGCCCAAGTGCATCACTTGTATTAAGGTTACCTTCATCGTAGCTCCAAGCCATTAGTCGTTCTCCAACTGTCCATATGTTCTGCGCCAACTACGGATCAGACCGCGTTGCTTATCAACTATCTGAGACTTCTTGCACTTCATTCGATCAAAATCAGCTTTGGAAGATGTCTTAGTCTTAACCTTCTCATTGATGGAAGCGACTACAGCAGCCAATCCTTCGAAACCAAGAGATTCTAGTCCGTCACCAACCTTAGCTTGCTGTTCTAGGTCACCGTTGTGGTAAAGGTATTCGTTGTTGTACAGTATTTGTACATTATCCCTATCTAGAGATAGTTCTTTCCAAGGGAAGTGTTCTTGTCTACCCCACTGGCGTCCTGACCCACTAAAAGGTATTTTAACAAAGACGGGTCTGTCGTATTGAAAGTTCATATCGGGTTCCTCATGTGAAAGAGGTGGGGACCACTAAAGCCCCCACCTTAGTTGTTTAGGCCACTACTGTATTAAAGAAGTAACCCAAATCAGCGCCAGTGACTTGCATGTCATAGGCCATTTTAACTTGGATGTGTTCGGCAACTTGCTGACGCTTGAGCGCATCGTCAGAGAAGGACTCTACGGTGATACCCAAGTTGTTTGAGCCGGGAACATTGTTCCAAGCAAATGTCAGACCAGCAGCTGGGGTCATTAGACCTGCGCCTTTAGGACCGTGTACCAAGAGAGCGTGCTTACCCCCGATGAAAGAGTTGCTTTCTGCTACACCTTCAACTGAGTCGTTCTTCACAGCTTCCATGACGTAGAAGCTCTCTACCTCAAAGATTTCAGCCAACTTAGCGTCTGTAATCAAAGCTGTGTTTGATACAGTAGAGCCACCGTTCAAACGTGCCAGTATCTTAGGGTGGTTAATCAGGATATCACGAACTTCTTTACCAACAACCATTGTGTTTGGCTTAAAGCCACCAGACTTCAGCTGCATAGTGCGTCTAGCTGTTGTCACATCTTGGATAGGTGTGGAGTTAGTGTAATCTGACCACAAGTTAGCAGGAGTAGTTTGTGAACCCCAGATACCTGCTGAGAAGAAGTTTGTAGCAAACTGCTCTTCACGGTGGATCATCAAACGTGTTGCCAAAGTCTGTGCGCCAGCTGAACGGATGTCCAGTGCTGCATCTTCGTTTGCCAAAGTCTGTTGGTCGAAGTCCATGCCCAAGCCGAATACATCAGCGTAGTATGAGCTATTAGAGATCGACATACCAATGCGGTTAACTTCTGTGCGTGGAGCCAGAGCTTTAACATCGCCAGTACGGTTCATGTTGTCGCGGTCATAGATGTAGAATTTATCAGACTGACGCTCAACGCCTACGACTGGAAATACTTTATCAGCAACAAAGTTAGATTGATCTTGAGCAAACGCTAAAGTTAGGTTTGTCAAGGGTTGGTCCAGATGGACCGATGATGGTGTCAATAGTGGCATTATGTTATTCCTTAAATGCTAGATTAGGCTGCTAAGTTGCCGCCTTGGATCATTTCGATTTCGATGATCTGACCGTCTACACCAGCTTCACGGGCGTATCCAAGAACAACATCACCAGTTGCTGCAAGCAAGGCTGTGCCATCAGCGCCAGTCTGAACTTGGTCACCAGCGGCGATTGTACCGCCAGCTTCTACCATAACGGAACCAGAAACACATACTGTAACCGCTTTACCAGCTGTTGCGCCAGAGATGCAAACGCCCATAGCGTTCTCACCAGCGGAGTCAGCAAGGTCTACTTGACCGTCAGATTCCAGAGTTACGAATTTAAATTGTGCTGCGGAGAGGTCTTCCCCTGCAACGAAAGTGCGGTTGTCGCGTGATTGCATAACAGCCATGATTATTCCCCTTTGTAGGATTTAGTGATTAGAGCTTTACCTTCATCGGTCTTTGCTACGGCAGCGTATGCTTTAGCGTAGTCGCTCTTCTTCATAGAGTTGGTGTCCAGATAGGACTTTACAAGTGCATCAAGTTTATCTGTAGCGGTAGTGAACTCACCGTCAACATCTGACTTGCCTACTTCTTCCATTGATGTCCCAAACGCAGTATCAGCTGCCTTCAATACACCCATGATCTCTTCGTTAGTCTCAAAGGACTTAACAAGTTGTTTAGCAGCATTTACATCAAAGTTAGGAAGTGCTTCCCCAGCTTTAGCTGTTAGTTCTGCATCCGCTTTAGCGACCTCAGCGGCTTCAAGAGCCTTCAAGATTACAGCAGGGATGTCAGCTTTGTTGATGCTTTCACCGTCATATTCTACAAACTCTTCTGGGGCTTTCTTTTCGATTGACTCAGCACGGATAACGTACCCATTGTCGATCAAACCCTTACGGAGATGTTGGTTCTCAGCTTTAAGACGTTCTACTTCTTCTGCCAGAGGGTTAACCTCTTCAACAGCTTCTTCTGTCTTGTCTACAGCTTCTTCACTCTTGGTCATGTCTTCGTTGTATGCCTTCATAGCATCTTCTTCTGACATTCCCTTGTCCATGTAAGGCTTGAGATTAGCCATCATTTCATCGGACATCTTTTCGGTTGTCTCTACTTCGTTTTCCATACTGTCTCCGTTGGAGTTGTCGCGCTTGAATAGTGAAACCATTGCCTGAGCATTGGCAGGACGATCTACCAAAGACAGTTCGTCCAATTCAAGCTGTTCTAAAAGGTTAGCCATTAAACTCTTCCTTCGTTGCTCTGCCGCCAATGCTAAAGGCAGCTAGTTCACCAGACTTGACCTTGGCCCAAACGTCATCGTTATAAACTTTAAACGCGACAATCCAACCCTCACGGTCACTCTGTATGCCAAGGCTTTCACCGATCTCTTTTGTGATTGGCATGGAATGAATTACCGCCCCAATCTGATCTCCCTTGTGCATTTCTTTTCCTACACGGACATGCTCCATAAACTTGTTTACGGCACGTACTAACGTGTCAGGTCTAATTACATCGCCTTGGCGGTCAATCACTGGTTCACCTTTTTCGGTTACTACAGATGCCCAGCCATAGACCATGCGTTGTTCTTCGTCAGTCTTTAGTATCTGACCTGTCATATTTTTGGTTATACTACTCACGGTACTACCACTCCACATTCTGCACGACCAATACCGTGCGCTAGTTTTATCTGTCGCTGTGTCACAGGAATGTCTACTGCGGAAGTTTGCCCTAGCTTTGGGGTCATCTCTGCGTATCTCCATGTTAGGGTCACCGAATGTAACCTTTATAATCTTGTCGCCATCCTTGACATAAACACCGAACTTCTTACTGGAACCAGATGGTAATCGAAAGGGCTTGTTTAAAGGCTTCTCTGCCATTAGTCTAAGTCCTCCTTTATTATAATGGTGAAATAGTCATTGTTAGGAAAGGTCTCTACTGTAGCATCCCCGTAAGTGACTTCTATCTCACCGTAGTAAGTCCCAGCTGTGTCAGTGTCTGATACAACCCAAGAGTATTCTACGATACCGTTAGTAGTATCTGTGATAGCCACTGGTTGATCTATCTTGAGAGTGGATGCACCAAAAGCCTTCATATGAAAACGGGCAGAACAACCAGCTAGGCCGATTGCGTTACCAAGTGCATCCTCAAGCGTTACAGCCAGCTTAGGGCTTGTGTCGTTTGTTTTAATCCTAAAAGCCATTAGCCTACCTTAACTCTATTGTTGTTTCCGAACTTGACCCTGTTACCTATCTTACGTCTGTCTAGGTTTATTACCCTAGCTAGGTCAGCGTCATAGTATGGCTCACCTAATACTGGTGGACTAGATATTAACTCTTCCATGTAGAATAGGTGATCCCCATACTTTATGGCTTTATCTACAACTGGGATACCTGTTGTTATACCCTCAGCGGAAAGTACGTTATTCTCTGTAAAGTCAGAGAACTGTATAATAACAGCGCCAGTATATAGGTCACCAGTGGAAAAAGTTTCCTCTTCCGACATTGTTATGTCTGGGAGATCGACAGCACCAGTTGCTAACTCAGCGGCGTAGAAGCTCTCTTCCTCAAACATAGTGTTGTCTGGTAGGTCTACAGCACCAGTGTCTATGTTGGCGCTAGAGAATATGTTGTTCTCAATAAAGTCTGCACTAGGTGTAGAAGGGGTATCAGTCTCTATGTCTCTTGCGACAAAGGTTTCTTCCTCAGACATACTATTAGGGGGTAGGTCCACTGCACCAGTAGCTAACTCAGCAGGCTCAAACGTCTGGTCCTGATTAAAGTCTGATGTCTCACTGATTGGGTTACCTGTAGATAAATCCCCAGTGGAAAATGTCTCTTCCTCAGACATACTGTTAGCTGGAACTATTGCAGCGCCAGTAACAAATACTTCGCTAGAGAGTATGTTATTCTCTGTGATATCTGCACTAGGTGTAGAAGGGGTATTAGTTGTTATACCTTCAGCGGAAAATGTCTCTTCCTCAGACATTGTTATGTCGTCAACGACTACGGAACCAGTAGCTAACTCAGCAGGCTCAAACGTCTGGTCCTGATTAAAGTCTGTTGTGCCGTTAACAGCACTACCAGTATCTACAGCGTTAGAGGATAGTTTGTTGTCCTCCGTGATGTCTGCCGTACCAAGTATATGCCCAGAAGAAGTTAGCTCCCCAGTGGAAAACGATTCCTCTTCGTTGAACAGGGAAACACCGACAGTTGGTGCGTCAGTATCAAGAGCAACAGGCTCAAACGTCTGATCTTGGTTAAAGCTAGTGTTGTCTAAAGAAGGAGCGCCAGAGGTGACAAACAAGCCACCCAAAGTTTCCTCTTGCGACATTGTTATGTCTGGGATCGTCACCGCACCAGTGGTTATGGCAACAGCAGCTAGTTCGTACTCTTCACTACCAGCCCCAGCAAAGGTAGCGGCTGCGAAAGGGCTGGTTCCAAACATTTATCTCTCCTAGTTTATGTCACCCTCATAACGAGAGGTCCACATGGTAAGTGAATACTTTACCCCAGACTTTAGCTCATCTACGTAGTGACCATGAGTTACTTGTGCGGGGAACAAGATGCAGCTTCCAACAGGTACTTCTAGGTTGGTAAACTTCTGTCTAGGGAAGTGAAGTGTTGCACCTTCGTAGTCATCGTTTAGCTTTACGCTACCCGTAACCAGAGATGCGTCAGTGTGGAGGCCGAGAGATGTCTGAGTGTCCATAGCATAGCGCATAGTGAAGGCATCACGCAAACCCATGTACTGTAGAGGTTTCCAGTGCTTCTCGCATATCTTAGCTAACTTGTCTTCCCAGAGCTTCTGGTAATCTTGCCAGAGTGGAGGAAGCTAAAGCTGAAAATCCAAGCATTTAATTATTCCGGTTTCGTAGGCCAAGTGATTTCAGTTGGAAATCCAGCCTGCTGTGGGACATCTAGGAGGGCTGTCCTGTATGTAGCCCACTCAGCCTGTGATTCAGATGATAGTGCAGCCCAGCGCAGGGGGTTAGATACCAGCGGATCAACGACTGTCGTTAGGATGTTGTCACGTTGGCTGCGAACATGTGCCGCTTCTGCTGCATCTAGCTCTGCTTGAGTAGGTGCAACGTAGGCTGCGAAGTCTGTACCAATCAAAGCCATGACTTCATCATTGTTGATGGTTGTGTCGGTGTCAGATGGATCAAGAGTGTAAGGTATCCAGCCGTGTTGTGGGTGATTAATCTCTACATCCATACGAAGGTTGTCTGACTGTAGGGATGCCGCATTACGGACTTGTGTGATTGTAATGCTCATTATGATATCCTTACGTACACGGAGACAGAGGTGCCAGCACTGCCATAAGCTAATGAGGTATTGTAAATACCGCTATGCCCCATGATACGCCAAGTCCCGCTTGCAGAAGTACTTCCAGAACCGTAATTAGCGCCGTTCTGATACGTGTTTGAGTACCTTAGAGATGAACCCGCTTTAGTGCTACCCGGCGTAAAGTTTGCGGTACTAGATATATTTCTCATTAGAGCGTAAGTCCCGACAGCACCAACGGTTGTAGTAGAAGTAGGAGCCGCTGCCCAAGTTAATCCACCAGTATTCCCTGACTGTGCTGTGAGCATGTAGCCGTTTGTCGGGGCGTTAGATACTTTTAAGTTAGCTTCATCAACTACATTGGATGCTATAGTCAAAGCGCCAGAGCCAG